TGTAATCGGACAGGGTGCATCAACAACTATCGGAGCAACAGAAGGTATTGCGATAGGTAGAAACGCATTAGCATCAGCGGATGATGCAGTTGCGATAGGTGATGGTTCAGTTGCGGATAATGTAGGTTGTGTTGTATTTCAAGGACTAAACTCAAACCCATCAGGATTTACAAATACTTTATTCTGTAAATCATTACAAACGGTAGGTAATACATCAGATTTAATCAATACAACTTCAGGTGGTTCAGGATTTACTATCAATTTTGATGTATCATCTTCACAAAAAATAGTATTAGACCAAAACGCAACTTTAACTTTAACTAACATCAGAGATGGTGGTAGATATAGAATATTATTTGATAACACAGGAACATATAATCTAACATCTGTAACGGCATCAGGTTATATTGTAAATTACAATAATGGTGGTAGAGATAATCTAACCCACAATAGTTTTGATTTATGGTATGTTGATGTGTTTGCTAATGAAATATACATCACTCAGAACTCAAATTATACAACCTAAAATTCACATAATAAATAAAAAAAAGATTTGTTATGGGTAGGGTTTTCCTCAATAAAAAGTTTAGTGATTATCTCGGTGAGAACCGAGCGTTATTGGATATTATAGTTAGGTTCGTTCCTGACCCATCATCAACACCATTACCACCAACCCCAAGTCCAACACCTACACCGAGTATAACTCCAAGTATAACTCCAAGTATTAGTCAAACTCTTACTCCTACAAATACCCCAAGTATTACCCCAAGTATTACACCTTCGGTATCTGTAAGTTTAACACCAACTCTTACTCCAAGTATCACACCGAGTATTACTCCGACTATTTCTTTAACTCCTTCTCCGCAATATTTGTGTAATAGTTTTGTAAATCCTCCTGATACAATCAATGGAATTACCATTACACAATCTTTTAGTGGTGCAGCAACTCCTTATGTCTTCAGTCCTCAACTTTGTTGTGGTGGAACGATATTCCCACCTACAGGTGGAATCTATGTAGGTTATGGTGGTGTTAGTGCATGTCCTCCTCCAATTTATCCATTCTCATACACCTTGAACTTTACAAGTGGTGTTAACGATATTGATATTGTAATATACGGTGGAGGATGTGCAGGTGGTCTTAATGAAGAATTATTTGATATTACAACAAGTGAAGGTAATCCGACATTATCATTTGTAGGTTCAAATTGTTTCACCACATTTACAGGAAACACCGTAGCACAAGGTTTAGGATGTTGTGCAAGTATTAGCGATACACCATTCGCTAAATTCAATATTAACGCACCAAGTAATTTTACTTCTCTAACCATAACAGGTAATGGTGGTTATCGAGGTGCGGTTATAGGATTATGTTCAGATTCAATTCCTTTTCCAACAACACCAACAAATACTCCAACAACAACCCCAACTATAACACCTTCGGTATCTGTTAGTTTAACTCCAACTAATACTCCAACAAATACCCCGAGTATCACACCTACCAACACACCGAGTATCAGTCCAACAAATACTCCAAGTATCAGTCCTACAAATACCCCAAGTATCACACCTTCGGTATCTGTGAGTCCAACTCTTACTCCAACACCGACAACATCACCTATACCTTTTAATTGTGCTTGGAGTGCTATAACTGAAGTATGGACATCCAATGCAAATGATTGGGATGAGTGTCAACCTGTTCCTCCGTTTAGTCCAACACCAACTCCAACACAAACTAAAACACCAACACCGACTCCAACTAAAACCCCTACTCCAACTCCAAGTGCATTACCACACTTCATTCTTTATGAAACAGGTGATATAATGGAAGCAGAGAACGGTGATTTAATTGAATACGAATACTGATGATATATCTGAATCAAAATCAAAACAACCAAGCAGCAGCGGTATGTTCTCGTAACAAAACACTTACAGGGAACGTAATTTACCTATGGTCGATGGTTCACAAACTTTCCAATCAGAGGTTTCGTTTCATTCCGTTTAGAGTTCCACCAAGTATTAGTGGATACGAACCAGCGTATGACCTTTTTTGTATTGATATAGACGATTCAATTCCTGAGGTATTGACCGGTGCTACCATTTGTGGTGAAACCAATGTTCACTTAATTCCCGGTGAATACGCACTAAAAGTTTATGAACAATATTCAACAACCAATTTAAATCCTGCGTTGTCTCATGACGTTGTTTATGAGACGTTGGTAAATGTTGTTGGAACCAATCAGAATAACCCTACCGTTTACTCAGGAACAACGGATACTTATTATGTGATATACAATCCTAATAACGACTAATGATTAAAATAGACCAAATGAATTTCTCCTTAGACAACATCGACAGATGGGAGGAGAAACTGTATAAAGGAAACCCTTTTGTGAGTTGGGGTGCGGATAATATGGAAGTCCAACGACTTTACCATTATGTAGATTACTCACCAATTAATAACGCTTGTATTCGTTCTAAGGTAATGAATGCAACGGGACAGGGATTCGTAAATGATTATAGAATCAATACCAAGGAGACATTGAATGATGTTATCCAACAGATGTTTTTTGAGTTTATTGTAACAGGAAATTTATTCCTTGAAATCGTGTGGAAAAAAGACCGTAGAGAAGGTATCTCAGGGTTCCATGTTATTCCATCCAAATACATGAGAGCAGGTCAACCAAAGAACTCAGAATTATATTCTGACACTTGGTATTTTTGTAATGATTGGTTAACGTGGAAAAAAGCGGGTATTGTTGAACTGAAAGAGTTTGACCCAAATGATTTTACTGACCGTCAGATTGTTCACATGAAATCTTATCAACCGGGTTATATGTTTTATGGTAGTCCTGAATACTCCTCAGCGTTATTGGATATCCGTCTATCAAGAGCGATTTCTGAATACAATTTATCAAATATTTCCAACGGCGCTGCTCCGTCACTCTGGGTTCATTTCCCTGAGTCTGCTCCTGATTCTCAGAACGAACAAGAGAACGTTTTACAGAGATTAGAGGAACGTTACACAGGAGCACGAAACACAGGTCGTATCATAGTATCGTGGGGTGGTCCTGAAGGAGAGAAACCTGAGATTACTCAGATTGCTCAAAACATGCAATCAGGGATGTTCTCTGAGATTTTCTCGTTGGTTAGAGAGAATATTCTTGCAGGTCACCGTATCCCAGACCCATCACTTTTGGGTCTTCCAACACCAACAGGATTTTCCTCACAAGCAGAACAAATCGAGACCGCATATAAGTTGTTCACCACAACGACAATTAAACCTCTACAACAGTTCATAATAAGGGAATTACAACCTGTTATGGAACTTATGTATCCAGGTCAGGAGATTGACCTATCAATCATACCAAACCCAATCTTATCATAATGGTTAATGTTCTTTTAATTTCCGAACAACGTCTGAAGGATTCAAGTCCTTTGGACCCAAATATTGATTCTGAAGAACTCCGATACGGGATAGCGACAGCACAGATGATTTTTACTCAAGAGACCTTGGGGACTAATTTCTACAATCAGATTTTAGACCAAGTTTATACGGGTGATATTCAGTTGTCTGCGAATACATATAACAGGGAGTTATTGAATAATTTCATTCAACCTACCTTGATTGCGTTCTCATATTATCTTGTCTTGGACAACTTGTTCGTAAAAGCGGTAAACATCGGTCTCCAACAATTCCGTTCTGAGCAATCCGAATCCATTGGTATCAAGGAGTTCCGTTACATGAAGGAACAAGCACAACAGAGAGCACAGTTCCTTGACAACCTCATGAGAAGACACCTTGTATTTGAGTCATGGAAATACCCTGCGTATAGTCAAATCGGAGTAAACAGAGGTCAGTTGATTCCTGAATTCACAGGAGCATTTAAATCATCAATTACCCTTCCAACCTCAAGAAGATTTAGGGGTCAATATGGTGGTGGGTTCTTAAACGTATTTGACTGTCCTATTCCTTTTTGGTATGGTGGTGGTCCCAATTCAGGTGAATAATATGGAAAGAGATACCGTAATCGCAAATACACTTACGATGGTCGGTGTCGGAATGACAGTAATGAGTCCGATAGAAATTTTAACGATTGTTTCGTTAATGAGTGCTATCGGACTCAATCTAATTATGATTTGGAAGAACGTAAAATCTAAGAAAAAAGATTAAATAATCTGTTTGTCATTTAGTGGTTCTTCATAGAACACTTCATAATCAATGACGATAATATCGTCATCATCAACATTTCCTTCAATCCAACGGACGTAAAACACATTGTCGTGTTTATCCATGATGAGCGCATAGTTATCGTTTTGACGGATGGTCACCTCAACGGATTCTAAATCCATTTTCATTTCGTCTAACACGTCACTCAAGAAGTGAAGAATCAAATCATTAGGATTTGAATATACGTT